CAACTGCTTGAATTCTTTTTATCTTCGCCGCCTACACCAAATGCAAATTCTACACTAGGATGTCCGCCATATGCTTCGTATTCAGGTGTAGTAGTATTACTTCTATCGCCGCCATTGGCAAATATAATCTTGCCAGTTGTAGTTGACATTGTATGAAAAATTGCTTGACTTGCACTATTGTCGCTGTCGTCAAATCCTATAACCTTATCTACTACTGCTAGTTCTTTAATAATAGCAACACGTTCTTTAAACGGCATAAACGGTTTACCTTTTTTTCGTGTTAACCAATCGTCGCTGTTAACTCCTACGATTAATCGATCTCCTAATTCTCGTGCTGCTTTAAAATATTCTATATGTCCGGAGTGCAGAGGATCAAATCCTCCTGTGACTAATACTGTTTTCATACAGATATTTATGTACGCATTTAACTGATAAATATCTTTATGAGTTACATTATAAATTCTCCTAAACCGGCAATCTTTATACACATACCTAAAACGGCCGGCGCTAGTGTAATTAAATCGTTAAGCAAAGCATACAAAACTTCTACTATAGAAAATAGCATAACTCAAGATAACAACTTTCACAGTACAATACATCATACAAAAGATATTGTAGATGTTAAAGATTATTTTGTGTTTAGTATTGTAAGAAATCCGTTTGACAGAGCAGCTAGTTGGTATTTTTTTAGGCAGCAAGTTCTTCAAAAAGGATTAAAACAACTTAAAAAGAATTCGCCAAAGCCATTAAGAGTAGTTGACGATATGCACAAAGTAACACAAGAACTAGCAGTAATGAACAGCGGATTTAATCCTTGGTTTGATCGTTATGTTAACGAGCCTTGGGACTACACTTGGTTTTCATTGAGTAACAATCAAAGTGCTTGGCTGTCAGAAGATGTAAAAACTATTATTAAATTTGAGTCAATTAATGACATTAAAAAATTGTATTTGTTTGAAAATATAGAACTAGGATATGCTAATAAGTCTAAAAATAATGGAAATTATAGAGACTTATTTTCAAACAAAACAAAAAAATTAGCACAGAAAATTTATGAAGAAGATTTAGATATGTTTAATTACATATTCTAAACAGGTGCATATGCTGTATCATCTTCCCATTCTTTAATCTTTTTATATCCTAAAGAGTAGATCCAATTGTCTAAATCTGTCAAACTATATCCAAAGTTTAAGCACAAGTCGTTTGTTTCTAGTACAATTAAAGGTTTATATTTTTCTATAGTATTAACTGCACCTTGCAAAGCAAATAATTCATAACCTTCTAAATCAAACTGTATTAAATCTACATCTTTAATATCTAAATCATCAATAGTAGTAATTTGTATATTTCCTAAATCTTCTGATATCATATGTTTGCCTGTATTTTTTCTATCTAATACAATACCTTTTTGTTCTTTAATATTTCCTAGACCAAGATTAAAAATTTGTGCGTTTGTTTTTTCTTTTAGGTTTTCTACTAAGCAATGATGATTTACAGTTTCAGGTTCAAACGTATATACATTATCAAAAGTGTTACAATATTGATAAGGATATAGTCCACAATGTCCGCCCGCTTGTATAACAGTTCTATGCGATGTAATCATAGAAGAAATTTCGTTAGGAAAATTAAGATGCCCTGGCAATGTTAAGTAAGTCCAGGCTTTTCTATCTTTCTTAGGCCAAAGCCATTGTTTGTCTAGTACTTCTCTGTATTGTACATTATATTTCATTTTTAAACTCAATTTCAGCTGTTATGTATTTTTTAGTTTCGCTTAGTATGTTTTTTATAACTATATCTTTTTGATTAGATTTTTTTCTAATATCAAAAATAATTTTAGAATTTTTATGTTTGTGTTTTTGTATCAGATGCTTATATGTAGACGCTGGATAATGAAAGCCGCAGCTAACAGCACTATAAAATAAATCAAATTTTATATTTTTGTCTATCTGAATGTTATTTGCATCTATAAAAACATACTCCATATTTCTTTCATCATATGTCTTTTTTAAATCTGTAATTTTACTGTAAAATTTAAAATCTTTTACGCCGCCGTAATTAGCATCACGAGGGTTATCTTTTGTATTATCAAAATCACCGTCTAACAAATATATTTTCGTTCCGAAGGTTTTATGAAAATGTTCGCTTTCTCTAGCAATACCACATCCTATATCTAACATAGTTTCTACAGGTCCAGTATAAGATGATATTTTTTTAAATATTTTTTCTTTTGACTCGGCATGATAAGAGTTATTAAGCCAGCCTGTTATCCACTTATCGTCCATTTTTTAAATCCCAAGTAAAACTAAAGTCGTCTATTACATATGTAACAACAGTATTTATTGGGTTATAAAACTGCAAATCAATTATTCCAGTGCATAGCATTGTATCTGCTGGCATTGCACCGTTAGTTTCTACAAAGTTTACAAGTTTTTTTGCACCTTGAGGACTAACACAATATCCCATTGCGCCGGCCCACCATTCACCTAAATAAATTTCCTTTGCTTTTTTATTAGTAGAAAGTTTAATAACATCATTAAATTCTACTTCCGGAAAAGATTTATGTATTGTAACATCATGCTCTAATATACAAATAGATTCGTCAAGTTCAATACATTTTTTCCATAATCGATAATGACTTAAGAAACATCCAACAGTGCCAACACGTTCAAATGATGCAATAGCCTTTTTATATTTAGAATTAATTTTTATGTTATAATCTTTTAACGTTTCTTTTTGTCCGTTACTACCTTCGAAAAAATATACATCCCAGTTATGCATCCTAGCAGACTTGTATGCTTTTTGTGCCCATTCTACGCTGTTAGGAAAATCAGACAATCGTATAATATATGATTTCATTCTAAATAATTCCTGTATACATTGAGATATTTTTCAGTTTCTTTTTGTTCACCTTTAAGAGTTAAAAACGCACTAGGGTGTTTAAGTTTACCTATTGTAATCCAAAGTTTATCTGCTGCTTCAAATTTATACTTGTTTGCAAGTTGATTTAATATAGTTTGATCTCTTCCCCACCGCCATTTTTCAATCGGAGTAGAGGTTAGCTCGCTTGCATATTCTTGTCTAAACCCGTTATCGTTAAATGTAACGAATCCTGCAAGCCATCTGCTTTCTTTATGATGCTTTAGTACATATTGTTTTTCAAATAATCTCTCTGTAGCAACTTTTCCAATTCTACGTGTGCAAATAGTATCAGCATCAAGAGTTATAACATTTTCGTTATTTTTAAATTTATTAGCAACAGCTAAAAATCTTACACTTTGTAAATATGATATTTTTGATTCGTCGTTTACAAATTCTCGTTCTTCGGTAGTTATACTAACATTATCTAAAGAATTTTCAACAGTAGGATTAACAATATGACAATGTAGATTAATCCAAGGGTTGTGCCTGTGAATACTTTCTAGTAAAGGCACAGCCCATTTATTATAGTATTCTTGATCTACACCTAATAAAATATTACACTTCACTTTTTTGCCTTTGTTAAACTATAAATTTTTTGATCTATTGGTCCTTTAAATATTCCAAAACTTCTATTAGTAGAATCAAGGGTATTGTAATTAGATCTTTTTTTAAAAACGTGCATTTCCGGTAAAGTATAAACACTAAAATTTTTGTATATAAAGTTTCTAACACTTACATCAGATGCCCAATGTAATGTTTCTGTATCTAAAATATTATTTGCAAAATTATTAACAATATCAATAATATCTTTTCGAAGGATCATCATTGCCATGCCTCCTTCATCGCCGTTCTTTTTTAGTCTACTAATATTAATAGCTTCGTGATTTTTAAAAATATTATTAATTATTTCTTGTGGTATAGATTTAAGAGCAATAAGATCAATGTCAGAAACAACAACATTCTCGTTTACTACTGGCATACTTTTCCAACGACTTAGTGCGTAGTACCCTTTAGTATCTCTTCCTGTTGTATTATACTTTTGTTCTATATCTTCAAAACTAATATTTTCTTGGTTTAAGTAAGATATAGTAGAATTATTAGGTAGTTGATTACCTAAAAAATATAAAGAAAATTTTGAGTTAGGATAAAACTGACGAATAGTTAAAGAATACAAATTATAAAAATTATTATAATATGTATTATCGGCAGCAGTGTGGAAGATCATATCGTAGCATCTTCCATTCCTGCTACACGTAGTTTAACTACGTTTGTAATTTGCCACTGCTTTTGATCAAGTGCTTTAAGCACACCTAACCATTTATTTCTTATCAATGCAAATTCATTGATAATTTTTTCATAGTCAACTACATCTGCTTCACCGTCAACGTATTTTTCAACGTCACGACTAGACAAAGCTCTTTGATAGTTTTCAAGATACTTTTTAAAATATGAGCTACGCAATCTACGTAGCTCAATATTTAGATAGTTAAGAATGGCTTCAATTTCTTGTAGTTGATTAAAACGATGTTCTACGATGCCTGGCATAGCAGCCGCACTTTTTTCGACATTACCTACGAGCTTACATTCTGCTCGTGCTTGTATCAGTTCTGTTTCAAAAAAAGATACAGCATCCGGTATTTTAGAAATGTCACGGCTTACTTCACTATACCATCCCATTACCAGTCCTCTTCTTCGTCCTCGTATGTTTCTTCATCGTCTAATTCTAGATAATAATTAATAGCAGAATCTAGTTGAGCATCTGTTCCGAGTAGTTCTTGGAATGTTTCGTCACTAATGCCATAATCAGCAAGTAGGTCAACAAAACGCTCAGCTGCCATTTCAATATGTTTCTTATCTAGATATTCTTTGAACATCATCCAAACATCAGCAATTTGATCTTCATTCATTTACGGTTGGCTCCTCGATTAGTTCGTCAGTTGCTTCTTCGTCAACTTCAGAGGTATTTACCATAGAAGCTTCTTTAATCAAGTAATCTGACATAACTTTATCGAGTAGTTCACCGTTCCAATTTTTACGATATTCAAGTAGTTCTTCACCGTCCACTGTTTCGTAACGCAAGCGATTGCCTTGTTTGACAATAACGCCTTTTGCTTCAAACAGTTCAAGTAGTCCACTGTAAGGATTCATACCTGTTTCGTATGGAATCTTAACCTGCACACCTTCAAACGGTTTAGCATAACGTGTTTTCATAACCTTACAGGCTGCACGAATACCACGCACTTCGCTAATCTTGTTACCGTCTTCATCTTCTTTTAGTTTCAACTTCTTCATTGCAACTACAATAGATGATGCATAGATAAAACCTTGACCACCTGAAATCTTATCATCTGGATCAAACATATCTTGCGATGCGTATGTGTGGTTAGTTGCTACAAGTCCTACATTATGTGAACCAAACATGTTAACAGTGTTACGAACAAGTGAAGTCAATGCCTTAGGCTTACGACCCATATCGCCTTTCATATCACCTTTGTTAAACTGATCAACATCTGTAGGTGTTAACAACATACCTAGTGAGTCAACTACAAACAATACTTTAGGACGGTCTTCTTCCGCCATTGCTTTGTAGTCTGCCATAAACGTACTAATAGTCTTAGCTACGTCATCAATCATTGACATGTTAAGTTTTAGTAGTTTATCTTCTGATGTATCTACATCAAGTGCTTGTAGCCATGCTTCGTCAAGTGCGTTCTCTGAGTCAATCAGTACTACAAAGATACCTTGATCTTGTGCGCTCTTTACAATGTTGCCTGAACAAATGTAAGATTTACCTGCACCTGATTCGCCTGCAAATACACTTACTTTGCCTAGTGGAACACCTTTATTCCAATCACCTGAAATAAGATAGTTGAGTGCGTAGTTACCTGTGCTAATCCAATCAGTAGGATCGTTAAATCCTGCACTCATGCCTGTAATGGATTTAGTTAACGAAGTTCGAAACTTCGTAGGATCGAATGCCTTTGTTGCCATATGTATCTCCTATCTAAAAAGCATAATGGGGGATTGCTCCCCCATTAATTATTACTGTCCTTGACGTGCTCTAATCATTGCTAGAATGTCTTGAGCATTGCCACCTTCTGCAGGAGCCGCTTCAGCCGCTGGTGCTGGAGTTGCTGCTGGTGCTGCCTCTGCTACTGGAGCAGGTGCTGCCTCAGGTGCAGGTGTTGCCGCTGGTGCAGGAGTACTTGCTGCCGGAGCAACAGGATCACCTGTACGTGCTGCCATACCTGCTGGACGGAAGTATTGACCCCATCTAGCTTCGTCATATGCTTCACCGTCTACTGACGCTTCAAACATTTCTTGCATGACTTTGAGTTCAACTTCACCTGGCTTCTTAGGTAGGAAGTCACTTAGATTAAACAAGCCGTGTGTGTTAACAGCAGCCATTTCTGAATCACCTAGTGGACGCTCTCTACGTGCCCAATTAGATGTTGAGTAGTCTGCGTATCCGCCTTTGGATGTTTTGTTAAGACGGAAGTCAACACCAGCAGTGTAATCTGTTGGCAACTCTTCCATATCAGGGTCAAGCAATGCTGACTTGATAATTTCAAAAATTTGCGGACCGATAATAAAGCGTCTAATTGGATTCTCAGGTGCTTCATCATCTGCTAGTGGATTATCCACAACAAATCCTTGGAAGATATAAGAGCGTTTCTTCCAATACTTACGACCCATATCTTCTAGACTTGGATCCTTAAACCAACCACGCACTTCTGCTAGAATTGGACATGATTCTCCATACATTTC